TATTCCAAATATATTAACGATATTCAACTAGATTTGGAACACAATTTCAATAGATTTAATGAAATGGTTAAAGAAGATATTACCCAAATTAAATCTATATTACCAAAAGAAGTCGATCCTAGAACTCAGTTCGACTGGACATACATACGTCATTGTTAACCAATTCATTTGCTTTTTTATCTGTTTGATTATATAATACTCAAATGCTCAAGTTACTCTTTCCTTTGCCTAAAGAAATTACCATTGCACTTAGCGGTGGAGTAGATAGTGTTGCTATCACAGACTTTCTAAGTAGAAAGCACAAAGTTACATGTGCGTTCTTCCATCATGGCACTGAGAATAGCGAACGTGCATTTGAATTTGTTACCAAATTCTGCACTAATAGAAATCTACCTTTATTCGTAGGAATGCTTACTAGTCAAAAGCCCGATGACTTAAGCCCAGAAGAATTTTGGCGAAACGAGCGATATAAGTTTTTAGAACCATTAGGTAATGTAGTAACTGGGCATCATTTAGATGACGTAGTAGAAACTTATCTTTGGGCATGTATGCATGGCACTCCCAAACTAATTCCCCGCTTTCGTAATAATGTCTTGCGCCCGTTCCTCACAACTAGGAAGTCCGAATTCGTTGACTGGTGCAAGCGTAAGGGTGTATCATGGTGTGAAGATACTAGTAACACAGATACAAAGTATACCCGCAATCTTATTCGACATAATCTATTGCCAATGGCGTTGCAAGTCAATCCCGGCTTACATACCATGGTGAAAAAATTAGTTGAGAAACAAGAGTAATCGCTATATAATAACACAGGAGAAAATTATGAGTGACGCACGTACATTTACAGGTGATGCAAAAATTAAGTTGACGCAATTAGTCAATGAAGGTATGGCAGTAATGCATGAAATTGAAACGCTTCAAGGCGGTCTTACAGACACAATCAAGGCTGTTGCCGAAGAGTTAGAAGTTAAGCCTAGCGTATTAAAGAAAGCAATTCGTATTGCACACAAGGCAAGTCTTGGACAGACTAACAAAGAACACGAAGAACTTAACAACGTCCTTGAGGCAGTTGGCAAAACTCTGTGAACGATATACTAGTTGGTATCTTTCAGTGGATTAAAGAAGATTGGGTATCAAATCGTTTAAGATTTGTTATCGAAGTTCTTGCTTGGGCAATCAGCATAGGTTGTTCCTTTGTAGTAGCCATTACGGTACCTAACGTGCCGTTTTTGGCTCTTTATCCCTTATGGATTGCAGGATGCTCAATGTATGCATGGGCTGCTTGGAACCGTAAATCATTTGGTATGTTAGCCAATTATCTATTACTTACAGCAATTGATACAATTGGTTTGGTAAGATTATTGAATAATTAATATGAGTCGATTAGTTACATTTGGTTGTTCACTAACGTTTGGATTTGCATTGTCTGATAATTGGCCCTATAGAGAAGTATATAAAGCCAGTAATTTAGCATGGCCCAGTGTACTAGGATCTAAATTAAATTTAGAAGTTGTTAACAAGGGAAATCCGGGGGCTGGACAGACAGAAATATTTTCAAATGTCCTTAATTTTAAATTTGAACCTGATGACACTGTAATAACAATGTGGAGTTATTTTGACAGGCTAGAATTCTATAAGTTTTTAGAACCATCTGAAGGTCTTAGAATTTCACAGAATCATAGTTCTTACAGAAATTTTGTAATTCTATCTGACAAATATAGAACAGATATAGCCAGGCGTAATTGGTTAATCATGCAACATGCTAGTTTGTATTTTAAAGAAAAAAGCATGAAACACATATCCATTATGGCTTTAGAAGATAAATTGAATCATCCAAACACACTTTACAACATTGAAGTTCCTGATATAATACAAGATATATCATGGAATTATTTGGACAAGGCAACGGATAAGGTTCATCCAGGACCTGAGTCACATAAAGACATGGCAGAACAAATTTACAATAAGGGATTTAATGTCGTATATTGACGCAATACATGACCGAGATAGTGACAGGATTTTCGTTGTAGAACGAACTCCTGAAGGCAAGCGCACGTATAAAGAATATCCCTGCAACTATACGCTTTACTATAGCGATCCTAAAGGCAAGTATCGCAGTTTGTATGGCGATACTGTAAGTCGTTTTAGTACACGCAAGCGTGGTGAGTTTGAAAAAGAAAAACGAATTCATGCGAATAAGAAACTGTTTGAGTCTGATATCAATGTGGTATTCAGATGCCTTAGTGAAAACTATCTAAAGGTAGAGCCTCCAAAACTCCATACATGTTTCTTTGACATTGAGGTAGACTTTGATCCGGATAAAGGCTTTAGCCCAACATCGGATCCGTTCAATCCGGTTACGGCTATTTCTATGTACTTGGATTGGCTTGATCAACTCATCACGCTTGTTATTCCTCCCAAACATATGAGCAATGAAACTGCGCAAGAGATTTGCAGTCAGTTTGAAAACTGCTTATTGTTCCGTAGTGAAATAGAAATGTTTGAAACCTTCTTTCAATTGATTGAAGATGCAGACATACTAACTGGTTGGAACTCAGAAGGGTATGACATACCCTATATGGTTAATCGTGTTACTCGCATTATGAGTAAAGACGATACACGCAAGTTTTGTTTGCTTGGGCAGATGCCTAAGGCGAGAACATATGAACGTTTCGGCAAAGAAGAAACAACGTATGATTTAGTTGGTCGTGTTCATATGGACTATTTGCAGTTGTATAAGAAGTACAACTATGAGAGTCGCCATAGTTACAAACTTGACTTCATTGGTGAAATGGAAGTCGGTGAAAACAAAACACAATATGAAGGCACACTTGATCAATTGTACAATAAAGACTTCAAACGTTTTATTGAATACAATCGACAAGATACTATGTTGCTTGTTAAGATTCATAACAAATTAAAATTCTTAGATTTGGCAAATGCACTTGCGCATGAAAACACAGTGCTGTTGCCCACAGTCATGGGGTCTGTTGCGATGATTGAAATGGCAATCATGAACGAGGCTCATGAAAGAGGTTTGGTAGTTCCAGACAAAAAACGAAAGGAAAATCATAGTGATGAACAACAAGCGGCAGGTGCCTATGTTGCTACGCCCAAAAGGGGCATCCACGAATGGGTCGGGGCAGTGGATATCAACTCGCTCTACCCCAGTGCTATTAGAGCCCTCAACATGGCTCCCGAAACAATCGTTGCTCAAGTCAGACAGTCACTCACCAACCAATACATGCATGACAAAGGGAGACGGTTGGCTAGTGAAAAGAAACGAAGTAAAGACGATGACGAAGTAACTGGTAGCGTACTATGGGAAGGATTGTTTGGTAGTTTAGAATACACATCAATCATGAACCAAGAACGTGGTACTATGCTTACAGTTGACTATGAGGATGGTCGCAGTGTGGAAATGAGTGCCGCCGAAGTATGGAAACTAATTTTTGACAGTCATAAACCATATATCTTAAGTGCTAATGGTACTATCTTTAGATGTGACCAAGAAGGTGTGATTCCCGGTCTACTTACACGTTGGTATACAGAACGTAAATCAATTCAAAAGCAGGCTAAGGAAGCATATGGTACTGATATGTTTGAGTACTATGATAAGCGACAACTTGTTAGAAAGATTTTGCTTAACTCTGCATATGGCGCATTGTTAAACGAACATTGCCGTTTCTATGATAAGCGTATTGGTCAAAGTGTTACATTGTCGGGCCGACAGATTGTGCGACACATGATGAGTACCATCAATGAAACAGTTGCGGGTGAGTACAATCACGAAGGTCCTACTATCGTATATGGTGATACTGATAGTTGCTACTTTAGTGCGTATCCGATATTAAAAGAACAAATAGAAAAAGGACAATTAGAGTGGAATAAAGATGCATGTGTGCAACTTTATGATGCTATTGCTGAACAGGCAAATGAAAGTTTCCCTGCATTTATGGAACGTGCATTTCATGCTCCAAGAAAGAACGGCGAAATTATCAAAGCAGGTCGTGAACTTGTAGGTGATCGTAGTCTATTCATTACAAAGAAACGCTATGCTATTAACATCTATGACAAAGAAGGCAAGCGCAAAGATGTGAATGGTAAAATGGGTGATATCAAGGCTATGGGTCTTGATTTGAAACGTGCTGACACGCCCAAGTATGTGCAAGAGTTTTTGATGGAAGTATTGTCAATGGTTCTTGCAGGTAAAACACGTGATGATGTTATTGAAAAAATTAAAGAATTTAAAGTAGAACTTGGTAAACAAGACAGTTGGACTAAGGGCAGTCCTAAATCTGCAAACAAGTTAACCTATTACGAAGAACTAGAAAAAAATAGTAAGACAGGTAAAGCGAACATGCCGGGGCATGTACGTGCGGCATTGAATTGGAACTACTTACGTAGAGTGAATGGTGACAATTACAGTATGAAAATGGTTGATGGTATGAAAGTCATTGTTTGTAAACTCAAATCAAATGCTTTGGGTTTCACTAGTATTGCATATCCAACTGATGAACTACGCTTGCCTAAATGGTTTTGTGACTTACCATTTGACGATAGTGAAATGGAACGCACATTAGTTGACGAGAAGATTGAAAACTTATTAGGTGTATTAGGTTGGGATTTGCGTAGCAATACTGATACGAATAGTACGTTTGATGATTTATTCTCATTTGGTTAAATTAGATATTGACAAGCGTAATAAAATCCATTATTATACACAATATTCTCGCCTAAATATTAAACACAAAGGAACACATATGAAAGACAATTTACAGGATTTGATTCAACATACACATGGTCTAGGAGTTATTGACTTAATCAGAGTCAACGGCACTGACAAAGAAACACAGATTATCGCAGTCAGTGAAGATAAGAGTGTTGTAGTTATGGGTACTACTAAAACCCCTATGCCAGATTTCATCGGCACGTTTGGTATGCCTAACTTAGGTAAACTCAAAACTATTTTAGGCTTTGATGATTATGATGATAATGCAGTAATTAATGTTACACGCAATAAGGATGATGTTCCTACTGCTGTACACTTTGAAACTAAAGTCGGTGACTTTGTTAATGACTATCGATTGATGAGTAAGTCAATTATCGAAGAAAAGGTAAAAGACGTTAAGTTTAAGGGTGCTAAGTGGGACGTTGAGTTTGAGCCTACTGTTGCAGGTATTCAGCGTTTTAAGAAGCAAGCAAGTGCTAACAGTGAAGAAGATAAGTTCACATGTAAGACTGATAAGAATGATTTGAAAATCTACTTTGGTGAACCTAGCACTCACAGTGGTAACTTTGTATTTCATCCCGGAGTCAGCGGTGCATTGAATCGTCCTTGGATGTGGCCTGTTAAGGTATTCCAAGCAATCATGGACTTGCCAGGTGACAAAACTGTACGTATTAGTGATCAGGGTGCTGCCGAAGTTACTGTTGACAGTGGACTTGCAGTATATCGGTATCTTCTTCCGGCACAAGCAAAATGATTAGAAACATTAATAGCGGTAGAGGCATTGTTGTTATGGGTGGTAACAGTAGTTACCCCTATGTCAACATGAGTAATGCTAGCGCAGGAATGTTGCGTTATAATGGTAATAATCAAAACTTTGAGGTCTATGATGGTAGTAGTTGGATGACCATAAGTATGAATCATGCCCAAATAGATTTAGATAATGACACACAAAGTTTACTTGAATGGGCACGTGCTAAACGAATGGAAGAACAATATTTACAGACAGAATCAGAACGTAATCCTACTATCAAAGACTTAGTGAATCAGCGTAAAGTCATTGATGATAAAATTACTATGGTAAAAACATTACTTAAAAGTTCTGGTAATGAAGCAGAGCAACAACGAGTACATCCACAGACAACTCCATGATAGATAAAGAAAATCTCACAAGTAATCATAATCCTGATTGGGCACTGTTCTTACCAGCAGTGTCTAGTTTCTTCATCACTGGCTTAGGCAAGCAACGTGAGGGGGAGAACTATTTTGATAGTGCAAGAATCCCTGCAGGCTTCAATGGTGACGTTGAATGTCTAAACTTCTTAAACAGTAAGCAGGGATTATTCAAATATAAGTGGGGTTTGTATAGTGCTGGTCACGCCAACTTAGATACTACAGTTGATGACCATGCTGAAAGTATTATTCGTAAACGTGAAAGTGGAACGTTTATGCTAGGTGATAGTGGTGGATTTCAAATCATGAAAGGTCAATGGCCTGCTGATTGGAAGAATCCTAATTGCCCTAAAGCATTGAAACAAAGAAAATTAGTGTTGACATGGATGGACACATACATGGATTACGGTATGTGTTTAGATGTGCCAACACAAACATTGCGTAATAAACATTTGTTAGATAAGCATGGTATCAGTACAATCGATGAGGCTGTACTTGCTACACATATTAATAACGAATATTTTATTAAGCATAGAAACGGGAACTGTAAATTCTTAAACGTATTACAGGGCTTGAATCACAAGCAGAGTGACGATTGGTACGCCGAAATGAAAAAGTACTGTGATCCAAAAGTGTATCCAGACAATCATTTCAATGGTTGGGCGTTTGGGGGTCAAAATAAGATTGACATTCACCTAACGCTAAGACGAATCGTAAACATCATTCATGATGGCTTGCTTGAACCTGGCAAACATGATCTTATACATTGTTTGGGTACATCGATTCTTGAATATGCAGTATTGTTTACTGATATTCAACGTGCAGTCCGCAAGTATCATAATCCTAACTTGCAGATTACTTTTGACTGCGCAAGCCCTTTCTTTAGTGCTGCCAAAGGTCTAGCATACTATAACACTTCCATTGAGCATGATAAGAAGTGGACGTATAGTATGGAAAAGACTGCTGAAAAGAAATCATATCATAATGATACTCGCAAGTTTAGCGATGCTGTGTTGCAGGACAATATACATAGAATGTTTAGTGATAGTCCTATCACTGAACGTATGATGGTTCGTGACTTGTGCTATCGTGGTCCAGGCTTCTTAGGTCAGCATGGTAAAGAAACTAAAACAAGTTGGGACACACTAAGTTATACATTGTTGCAAGCACACAACGTATATCAACATATTGTTGCTGTACAAGAGGCAAATCGTAGATATGAACAAGGTACTAAGCCTGCTATGGTATTGGATCGCTTTGAAGATATTAGTTTTGGTGAAATTGTAGATGAAATATTTTCATTAAAGGACCGTCAAAAAAGTTTAGACCTAATTGAAGAGCATAGTAGATTTTGGACTCAAATGAAGGCTGGGCAAGGATATAGTGGCAAGAAGTCAGTCAATGCATTAACTATGTTTAATCAACTGTTTGAAGAGCAAGATTCTGATCCTGAAGTAGATGAGGCTATTGAAGATAGCGATGACGCTATGATGAGTGCTTTGGCATAGAATGAATTTAGTATGTTTTCCTAACTACTGCGGGGGCGGTTTAGTTTGCGATTTGTTAAATAATAAAAAGAATAAAATAGTAGATGGAACAATAGCCGCTTCGCAGGAACATAGTTTTTTTAAAATTGGAAATAACGGAATACTAGTTCAGCGAACCTTTGACAGAAAAGAATGGGATAGATTATTTTCTTATTATAACACACAAGAATGGACTAAAGGTATGTGGTACGGAACTCATATTCATCCTTCAGTAGTACCAAATTTATCAGACTTTGAACGTGTAATTTGTATAACTGATGAAACTAGATTAAGCAAACTATATCGCATAATTAGAATATACAATATTGAACTAATTAAAGAACCTGATATTAATAAAAGGATAGGGTCTTTAATTGGAAACATGAAATTATTAAAAGACACATTCACTAGCCATAAAGATTGTACCAATATAGAATTTAGTGATATAGTAGATGGAAAATTTGTTAAGGAAAATGATTTGGATGTATCATATTTTGAAGAATGGAAGCAAGCAAATGCTTGGTTGTATAATTTAAAAGATGATTTAGTAATTGAACATTTCAATCAAATGTATAAGGAGACCTAATATGTCTTATCATGGTAGAATTAAAACGCTTGAAGAAGCATACAGAATAACCACACAAAAGATTAATAGTCACGAAGGTGATAAGGAATCATTAAATGTGTTAAAGGAGCAACAGGCAAAGTACTTTGACGAGTTGCGTAGATTGAGAAAACTTCAGTGGGAAGAAGACCACGAGCGAGTTAATTTTGATGATGAACGATAATACTATCTATGATGTTAGAGAAGATAATCCTAGTTCGATTTCTTTAAACTCTAATACTACAGAAATGTTACGTGTAGCAAAAGATGGTTTCTATGTTCGTGGAGTTAAAATCGAACAAGACGAAAAAGAAGCAGAAAAGGTATATAATGCTTTCCATCAATGGCTAACTTGGGCTACATTAAATAGAACGTATTAATGACTATTTCCGTTTTTAACTAGTAAAAATTTATTTAAATGAGGGGTATTATGCAACAACGTGAACAGGCTCTGGTAGAGAAAACAAGTAGAATTATGAAGAATGCGAAAAAAATGATATGGGTGACCTTTCGAAAAGAAGGTATACACCGATATCCAGCGGCAACATCTGATCCTAAACTAGCAACTAACGATGAATATGATGTTAGTTTTTTGGGGTATCCACATCGACACATCTTTCATTTCAATGTAGCCATTCAAGTATTTCATGACGACCGTGATATTGAATTCATTCAGTTCAAACGTTGGTTGGAAAAACTTTACAGTGAAGGCACACTTGAATTGAACCATAAGAGTTGCGAAATGATCAGCGATGATCTATACTTACAAATAGCACTGAGATATCCCAATCGTGATATTGAAATCACAGTATCCGAAGACGGAGAAAACGGTGCTACGACACAATACGATACACATAAACCATATCAATCACTAGCCATCTAAAGGAGAAATTACAATGGCAAAGCATGAAGTCAAGCATAACCCCCGCGTCAAGCAGATTTTTGAGGATTTGGAAAAGTTCTTGGAGTTCTGTAAGGATTATGGATATGTATTTGATGAGAAGGACCTATATAGTAATAGGAGCCATACTTATAGGCAGTTCAACAAGTTCTTGTCAGGAAAGCCTGTTAAGGACAACTGGGAAATGGATCGTAAACCATCATGAGTGAGAGGTGCAAGTACTGCGGGAAGCAAATGAATGATGAGTTGCTTCCGTACTATTGCGATTTTCAACAAGGCAGGTGCCCGCATCTTAAGAAGCCTCCCGCACCCGCTTGGTTGACATATGCAATATTCGCAGTACTTGCACTTTTTTTATTTTATGTTGGATTAAGGAATTAATGGAAAAACAAATAAACATAGTAGTATGTACTGGTGGTTTTGACCCAATACATAGTGGACACATAAAATATTTGAGCGCCGCACGGCAATTAGGTGATCGTTTAATTGTAGGCGTTAATAGCGATGAATGGCTTACCCGTAAAAAAGGTAGAGCCTTTATGCCCATTGAAGAACGCAGAATGATAGTGGGATCATTGAAAGATGTAGATGCTACATTAACGTTTGACGATAGTGATGGTAGTGCAATATCATTATTAGAAGAATTAAAAATTAGTTACCCCTATGCAAATATTATATTTGCAAACGGCGGCGATAGAAATGTCACGAACATTCCCGAAACAGTAGTTAAGGATATAACGTTTAAGTTTGGTGTAGGTGGGGGAGACAAGGCTAACAGTTCAAGTTGGATATTAGAAGAATGGAAGTCACCTAAAACTATACGTGACTGGGGATATTATAGGGTTCTTCACCAAGATGGTCCTAGTGTTAAAGTTAAAGAATTAACTGTTAATCCTGGACAAAAACTAAGTATGCAAAAACATAATGAGCGTAGTGAGTTTTGGTTTGTTTCTCACGGTACTGCAACCGTCAATACTATCGATCCTGTCAAAACTGAATTTGATGAGTTAGGTCAATTTGATGAACATAAATATCTTCACATTTCAAAAGATCAATGGCATCAGTTATGTAATGATACTGACGAACCTTTGAAAGTCATTGAAATTCAATACGGTATTAATTGTATCGAAGAAGATATTATTAGAAAAAATGCGTCATAGTATATGTGCTCCAGTAGGGGGTTTTGCTAATCATTATCGTTGGTTAATACTACTTTCGCAAAAGTACAATAGTTTAGGTTTATTAAATGCAAATAGTTTTATGGGATTCAAAAGAGCATTCCCATGGAATAGTAAAGATAAAGTAAAATTTATAGAAGAAAATGTGTACTCTAAAGAGCGGACACATTCTAATTGGATTGCGTATGAATGGAGATATCGTGGTCAATTAGATCATATTATCACAATATCTCATAAGATGGAAGTAGCAACAAAAAATATAGTTGGTCCTCATAAAATATTGGCTTCAGTACTAGATCCAATAGACTGTTTAAAACACTACGTTAGATTTAATCCTACCCTAAACACGTTTACACCTAAAGATTTCATTAAACGTTGTGAAGATGAGAATAAAGGTATAACAGATTTTGTATGTAATCCAAATGAAGAATTATTAATAGTAGAAGGAAAAACACTGTATACTCCAAAATTAGACAAATCGCTTTATTA